AAGCACACCCGCTACGAAGGCGGCGGGATGCGGTTACTGCGCTTCCGCCGCTGGCTCGAACAGCTCGACAGCGATGCCGGGCCGATCGAGGCCATCCACTTCGAGGAAGTGCGCCGCCACATCGGCACGGATTCGGCCCATGTCTATGGCGGGCTGCTCGCCGTGCTGACCGCCTGGTGCGAGGAACACCTGGTCGCCTACCAGGGCGTCCCCGTCGGCACGATCAAGCGGTTCATTGCCGGCAAGGGCAATGCCGACAAGGCAGCCGTGATCGACGCGGTGCGGCTCCGGGGCTTTGCCCCCGTCGATGACAACGAGGCCGATGCCATCGCCATCCTTCTCTGGGCCAACGCAACCCGCGGAGGTGTGCGATGACCAGCTGGTCCATTCTCGGCCACACCGCCAAGGTGCTCGAAGAACGCCGCGACGATTACGGTGATCCGGCCGAACAGTTCCGGGCGATTGCCGATCGCTGGACGATCACGCTCGGGACACCGGTCACACCGGCCCAAGTCGCGCTGTGCATGATCGACCTCAAGCTCACCCGGCTGACCTACGATCCGCGCCATGCCGACAGCGTCGTCGATGTCATCGGCTATGCCGCCCTGCTGCGGGAGATCGGCTGATGGGCTTGACCTCGAAAATCTACGGCCATGCTGGACAGCGCGATGGTGAACAGCTTCGCCGGCATGGATGGCGCAACGGCATATTTGCGGTGTCGGTCAGCGACCAGCGGCTCACTACCCTTGAACGCGAAGCCATCCGGGCGATCGGAGAACGGCTCTACGGAGGCGCCCATGGCTCGCGGTCGTAAGCGCAAGGCGGGCCGCCGCCACCCCTGCGGCAAGCTGGTTCCTGCCAGTGTGGGCGAGACCCAGCGTGAAGTCGTGGCCACTGTGCTCGAAGCCCGGCAGCGCCATTACGGCGTGACGGAGAGGCAGGCGAAGGACGACCGGTTGGGCACGGCGCTTGGCCGGGTCGCCTTTGCGGGCAAGATCACAGCAGACCAATATGCGGCAGGCGAGATGTACGGTGAAATCATGGCCCGCAACCGTGCGGTCATGGGCCTGCCCATGGACCAACCGCGTTCTGTGACAGCCCTGCTCATCAACGAGGGGATCTTCGGTGGTGGCGCGCCTGACCATGACCCGGATCTGGTCGAGAAGGTTCGCCGCCGCGCTGCCGCTGCAATCATGATGCTGCGCACAGCCGATCACGATGCGCCTGGTACAGCTGGTCGCAAGCCCAGCATTCTGGTTCATGCAGTGGTGTGCCATGAGGCCGAAGCATCGAACTGGTCGGCAGCGGACATCATCAACCTTGGCCATGGTCTGGATGCCTTGTGCCGCCTGTTTCGCATTGGTAGCGACAGTTCGTGATCAGATTCACTTGCCTATCAGGTGAAGTAACAAACTGAATTTATTGGGGTATTGGTGAACTTTTGATTGACCAGACTTGCCCAATGCTGTAGACCTTCCGAAATAGAGGATTGAGAACTGCGCCCGGAGCCCACCAGCTTCCGGGCGTTGTTCGTTTCAGGCGTTGCGCATGGCTGAACGGCAACGGGGACGTCGGGCAGTTGCGCAGCGTCTGCGACGTTTACGTGCCGAGCCGCTCTGCCGGGACTGTGCCGCCAGGGACATCGTTCGGGAAGCCACGGTGCCCGACCATATCGTGCCGCTCACCAAGGGCGGCAGCGACGATGACACCAACATCCGCTGCCTCTGCGCCGACTGTCACCGGACGCGCACGGCCGAGCAGTTCGGCCTTCGCCGCACCGTTGCCACCGGCCCCGATGGCTGGCCGATCGGCTGATCCCTCCGGGGGGAGGTCGAAACTCTGGGGCCTTGGGAGGGGAAACCGCGCCTGGCCCAAACTTTTCACGCCCGCGAGTTAGCGACCGGGGGTGGAACCCGGAAAAGTGACGGAAAACCGTCTATTTGACTGGATAGTGCCCGCGAACAGAGCGTTAGTCGTCTCCGCCAACCACGGAGACCCGCAATGACCAACTCGACCCTTCCGACCCGCAACGAAGCCTGGGGTTTCTACGGCTCGACCGCCGGGTTCACGGACGCGGACGCATCGTGGGGCATCGCCCTTCCGGCGGTTGCCAAGGCCACCGGTGCCACCGCCGAAGGGGTCCGGGACTTTCTCGACAGCCGCCACGGCCGCCACTTCGCGGACGACGTGCACAACGGGATCCACGCCGGCCTCGACCTCGAGGCGGCCATCGACGTCGCCATCACCCGCTGGATGGGCTGGAAGATCGATCGGGCCACCGCGCTGGAACATGGCATTCCCAAGGGCCTGCCTTACCTGACCGGCTTTGTCGGCCTTTACGAGATCATGGCAGAGGCAGAATGAGCGCGGGCATCACCAGCACCATCCGCCTTGCGACCCGCACTCTGCCGGAGAACTTCGACCGCAGCAGGATCGTCGCGGTGATCGAGACGATCGAACAGGAACTCTATGAGGGCGGCGTTTACGCCACCGCGACCGCCGACAGCATGACGATCGAGATCACGGTCTCGACCGACCAGTTGCTCGACGCCGCGAAGGTGCTGAACGAGCTCGATCTGCTTTGATTGGTGGGCCCGGCAGGACTCGAACCCGCTTGCCTGCCGTTATGAGCGGCCAGCTCTGACCAACTGAGCTACAGGCCCCACCGCCAGCGCCATAGCGGTTTACCGACTTCGCAAACAAGTGCCGCGAGCTCTCAGGGCTTCTGCGGCCGAACCCGTTTCAAGGACATCTATGGACCAGAACTGGCCGGCCCAGAGCAGCGAGCTTTGGCCGATAGAGAAAATCACGCCCTACGCGCGCAATTCCCGCACCCACTCGGACGAACAGGTAGCCCAGATCGCGGCCTCGATCCGGGAATGGGGCTGGACCAACCCGGTGCTGGTCGACGAGGAAGGCAGTCTGATCGCCGGGCATGGCAGACTGCTTGCCGCGCGCAAGCTGGGCCTGACGCAGATCCCGACCATGGTCGCCAAGGGATGGAGCGAGGCCCAGAAGAGGGCCTATGTCATCGCCGACAACAAGCTGGCGCTGAACGCCGGCTGGGATCTCGAACTGCTGGCCGTCGAACTTGGCGATCTACAGGGCTTTGATTTCGACCTGATGCTGACGGGGTTCTCGGACGACGAGCTGTCAAAGCTGCTTGCCGAGAAGACCGAAGGCAACACCGACCCGGACGAAATCCCCGAGGCGCCGATTGACCCGGTCGCCAAGCCCGGCGATGTCTGGCTGCTGGGAAAGCACCGGCTGGTCTGCGGTGACAGCACCGATGCCGACACCGTCGCCAAGGCCCTGAACGGCGTCTCGCCGCACCTGATGGTCACCGATCCACCCTACGGCGTCGAGTATGACCCCGCCTGGCGGGAAAAAGCAGGCGTTGCTGCCAGCGGATCGGCCAAGGGCAAAGTGCTGAACGACGACAAGGCGGACTGGCGCGAAGCATGGGCACTGTTCCCGGGCGACGTCGCCTATGTCTGGCACGCTGGCCTGTTTGCCGGGGTTGTTGGCGATAGCCTTGCCGCCAGCGGCTTCCAGCTCCGCTCCCAGATCATCTGGGACAAGGGCCAGCTGGTCCTCTCGCGCGGCGATTATCACTGGGAACATGAGCCCTGCTGGTACGCCGTGAAGAAGGGCGCGAAAGGCCACTGGGCTGGTGATCGCAAGCAGACGACCGTCTGGCACATCGCCAAGCCCAAGAAGAACGAGACGGGTCACGGAACCCAGAAGCCGGTCGAGTGCATGAAGCGCCCGATCGAGAACAATTCCAGCCCGGGTCAGGCAGTCTACGAGCCATTCTCAGGCTCGGGCACCACCATCATCGCCGGCGAAATGACCGGCCGCGCTGTCCACGCCATCGAGCTTAATCCCGCTTACATCGATGTTGCCGTGAAGCGCTGGCAGGACTTTACCGGCAAGGCTGCAACTCTCGAGGGTGACGGCCGGACCTTTGACGAGATTGCAGGCGGGAGAATAGCTGAGGCTGCATGATTACCGGCAGGAAGCCGAAGCCCACGCATCTGAAGCTGGTCACGGGTAACCCGGGCAAGCGGAGCCTGAATCGCAAGGAGGCCAAGACCAAGGCAGTCATTCCGGCGCCTCCGCACCACCTGACAGCCGATGCAGTCGAGGAATGGAACCGGGTCGCCACCGAACTTTACAACCTCGGGATCCTCTCGGAAATCGACCGGGCCGCGCTCGCTGCTTACGCGCAGGCCTACGGCCGCTGGGTCCAGGCCGAACGCGCGATCGCCAGGATGGCCGAGAAAGACCAGCTGACCGGCGGCCTGATGATCAAGACGTCCAACGGCAACGCGATCCAGAACCCGCTGGTGGGCACCGCCAACAAGGCGGCGGCGGACATGATGCGTTACGCCGCAGAATTCGGGATGACGCCGAGTGCCAGGAGCAGGATCACGGCCCAGCCGCCAGAAGAAGGTGCGGACCCCGCCGACCGCTTCTTCGCCTGACCGGACCCTCGCCTATGCCAAGGCGGTGGTCTCAGGCGAGATCGTCGCCGGCCCGCACGTGCGCAATGCCTGCAAACGGCACATCGCGGATCTGAAGCGCAAGGACGGCATCTGGTTCGACCAGACGGCCGCCAACCACGCCTTTGCCTTCTTCGAGGAAGTTCTGAAGCTTTCCGAAGGCCAGTTCGAAGGCGAACCCTTCCGGCTGGAACCGAGCCAGGCCTTCATAATCGGCAGCATCTTCGGCTGGAAACGCAAGGATGGCCGCCGCCGGTTCCGCCGCGCCTATATCGAACAGGGCAAGGGTAACGGCAAATCGCCGGTCGCAGGCGGGATCGGCATCTACGGGATGACCGCCTGCCAGGAGGCGGGCGCCCAGATTTATGCGGCTGCTGCCAAAAAGGAGCAGGCCAACATCCTCTTCCGCGATGCGGTGAAGATGGTCCGGCAATCTCCGGCGCTGGCCCGTCGGCTTGAGTTTTCCGGTGGCCCGGGACGCGAGTTCAACATCGCGCATCTGCCATCGGGCAGCTTCTTTCGCCCGGTCTCGCGCGACACCGGCAAGACCGGTTCGGGCCCGCGGCCATACTTCGTGCTGGCGGACGAGGTCCACGAGCTTCCGGATCGCTCGATCATCGAGATGCTGGAGCGCGGCTTCAAGTTCCGCCGCGATCCGCTCTTGTTCATGATCACCAACTCGGGCTCGGACCGCAATTCGGTCGCGTGGGAGGAACACGAACACGCGATCCGGGTCGCGGCGGGTAATCCTGATGCGGTGACCGACCCGACCTTTCTCGGCCAGGTCATCGACGACACCACGTTCAGCTATGTCTGCGCCCTCGACGAGGGCGACGACCCGCTGAACGACCCCAGCTGCTGGATCAAGGCCAACCCGCTGCTGGGCGTCACGATCACCGAGCAATACCTTTCGGAAGTCGTGGCCCAGGCCAAGGCCATCCCGGGACAGTTGAACGGGATCCTGCGCCTGCACTTCTGTGTGTGGACCGATGCCGAGACCGCCTGGATGGCCCGGGCCACGCTCGAGCCGCTGCTGGCCGAGTTCGAACCAAAAGCAGGTGCCAGTACCTGGCTCGGGCTCGACCTCAGCCAGAACCGGGATTTGACCGCGCTGGCTGCGGTTCAGCGCAATGGAGAGAAGGACGGCAAACCCTGCTTTGACGCATGGGTCGAAGTCTGGACGCCGGGCGACACGCTGGCAGCGCGCGTGCTGCGAGACAAGCAGCCCTACGACATCTGGGTCGCCGACGGGTTTCTGAATGCCCCGGCCGGCGAGAACATCAGCTTTCGCCATGTGGCGCAGGCCTTGGCCGAGCTGGCCTCCGACTACCGGGTCGAGGCGGTCGCCTACGACCGCTATGCGTTCCGGCGTTTCGAGGAGGAGGTCGCCGAACTCGGGCTGGACCTCGTCTTTGTCGAACACCCGCAGGGCGGCACCAAGCGGGCCAAGCCTGCGGGCGAGATGACCGAAGGGCTGTGGATGCCGGGCTCGCTTCGGCACCTGGAAGAACTGATCCTCGAAGGCCGGATCCGCTTGAGGCGCAATCCGGTCCTCATCTCGGCAATGATGTCGGCGGTCACCGAGACCGACCGCTGGGACAACAAGTGGCTCTCCAAGCAGCGGGCCATCAACAAGATCGACGCAGCCGTCGCGCTGTGCATGGCAGTGGGGGCAGCGATGGCAGGCGACACCTCCGGCACCATCGATGACTGGTTGAAGAGCCTCGCATGAACCTGCTGCAAAAGGCGCTCGGTTACATCGCGCGCTCGATCGGCCTTACGGATCTACGGCTGGTGCAGGCGACAGGCGGCCGCACGACCACGACGGGTGAACTGGTTTCGACCAGCTCGGTGCTGGGCCTCGCCTCGGCCTGGGCCTGCGTCAATCGGGACTGTCAGGATTTTCGTGTGTGGGCGGGCGGTTGAACATTACGCCGCCATGGCCTTGATGAAGCGTTCGCCGAACAGGACGGCGAACTGGGCCTTTGCCATGGACCACTCACGTGGCGGCATT